ATAAAAATAAAATTAAATAAAGAAAATAAGGCATATATCACATTATTCGGTAAAACATACGAAATTATCGTAGAACAAGAAAAGAAAAAAAACAATGGGACAATGGATAACAACTAAAACAGGAAGACATTTTTATATAGATGATAAAGGTAAATCATTTAGCAAAGGTTCAAAAGATTATGATTATTACAAATCAAAGGAATTAAAGTTATCTAAAGCAGAATATGGTGAAATAGCACATTTAATTGATAGTAATCCTAAAAAGTGGAAAAAAGGAATTAACTTTCAAAATATAGGAAGTGTTAATTATAAATTTTACTATCACGGATATAATGAATTTGTTATAATAGGTAGTAAGAAACGTGGTGATAAATATGAGTGAAGAAGAACTATATAAATTAAGAAGTAAGGTATTTCACAAGTTATTAGAATTTGATGAAGAAGACCAGTGTAGAGGTCAAATGGATTTTGCTTGTGGATGCGGAAAAGATGAAGAAGTATTCACAAAATTATGGGAATATTTAAATGATGAAAATACATCTAAGACAAGAAATGATATAGCAGAGTTTATATTAGAGTTTGATGATGAATTTCAAAATAGAATAAGTAATATAGATACTATAAGTTTTTAGTATCTTTTTTATTGAAAGGAGGCATTATGAAATTAACACTAAAACAAAAGAAATTCTGTGATTACTATATGTCTTCTGGTAATGCAACTGAAAGTGCAGTTAAAGCTGGATATAGTAAAAAAACAGCAAAACAAATAGGAATGGAAAACTTGACTAAACCTTACTTACAAGAATATATAAAAGAACATTCTGAAAAAGAAGAAGAACATAGAATGTTGGATGCTAAAAATAGGCAAAAATTATTAGCAGATATATTTGAGGGTAGAGTTATGGAAGAAGAAGCTATTATTAGTGATAGTGGAGATAGTTTTGTAATAAAGAAACCTATGAAGTGGGATACAAGATTAAAGGCTGGTGAACAACTTAATAGAATGCAAGGAGAATATCTTGAAAGACTTGAAGTAAGTGGTAAGTTAAATACTGAAATAATAACAAATATAGAAAATCAAATTAAAGAAAAAGGGATAAGATGAAATATATTGAATATATTCTAACTTCAGTAGTAGAAATATCACATATGATAGGATTTAATCTTATAACTGATATTCATCAAGAGTGGTTTGATTTATTCTTTAGCGATATTCAAGAAGTAACATTACAAGCAAGTCGTAATAGCTATAAGTCTACATTATTAAGTATATTCACTGCTTGCTACATGATCATATTTCCTAATAAGAGAATACTTGTTATAAGAAAGACAGACGATGATATATCTGATTTTATTGGTACAGTTAAAAATATATTAGAAAGTGATACATTTAAGTATTTAGTATTAAAGATATGGGGAATTGAGTTAAAAATAATTAATTTCAACTCGTGCGAAATAACTACTAATTTAAAAACTAATGTAGATGATGCAGCACAACTTCGTGGCAAGTCATTAAACAGTGCATTAACTGGTAAGCATGCTGATTTAATAATTACAGATGATATAGTTACATTAACTGATAGAATATCGCGTGCCGATAGAGAAAAAACAAAGATTAAATATCAAGAATTATTTAACTTACTTAATAGAAGTGGAAAAGTAATAAATTGTGGTACTCCTTGGCATAAAGATGATTGTTTTAGTCTAATGAATAACTTACATGTGTATGACTGCTATAAATTGGAAAAAGCAGGAGTAATGACAAAAGAATTAATAAAAGAAAAGAGGTCGAAGATGACTTCTTCTTTATTTGCAGCTAACTATGAACTTAAACACATAGCAAATGGAGATGCAATATTTACCAATCCACAATTTACTGATAATGAGAAATTAATCTATAACGGAATCTGTCATATAGATGCTAGATATAGTGGTAGTGATTATACAGCATTTACAATTATTAAGAAAGCAGAAGATAAGTTTTATGTACTTGGCAAAAGATTTGATAAACATGTAGATGATTGCTTAAATGAAATATTCTTATTACAAAAGAAATATCTAGGAGGAAAGATATATTGTGAAAATAATGGAGATAAAGGCTACTTAAAAAAGAAAATAATTGAGATGGGGAATTATGCGGATGATTATCACGAGGCGATGAATAAATATATCAAAATAATAAGTTATTTAAAGCCTAATTGGGATAATGTAATTTTTTTAGAAGATACAGATAAAAATTATATAAATGACATATTAGAATATACAGATACAGCAGAACACGATGATTGCCCCGATAGTTTAGCAAGTTCAATAAGAATAATAACAACAAATAGAAGCCCTAAAGTTTGCACAAAACCTATAGGATTATAAAGGAGGAATAAAATGTATACATTACCAAAAGATACCAAGATAAATGCAAAAATATTAAATGATGTAATAAAATATAATGAAGAATTTAAAAAGAGATATGACAAGTTAGAAAGATATTACTTAGGAAAGCACGATATAGTTGAAAGGAAAAAGGGAGATATATCAATTAATAATAAAGTAATGGTAAATCATGCTAAATATATCACTGATATTAATATAGGTTATTTATTAGGTAATCCAGTCGATTATCAAGTAAATGATGAATATGATATTGAACCAATTCTAAAAGAGTTTAACAAGCAAACTATTAGTGATTTAGATAGTGAGATAGCAAAAGATTTATCTATATTTGGAGTACAACACGAATATGTGTATGCAAATGAAAATTCAGAGCCTAAGAGTTGTGAAATAGATAATCGTAATGCAATAGTAGTATATGATGATACAGTAGAGCATAATAAACTATTTGGAATGATATATAGACCTATTTATAAAGGAAATGTTATTGACCATTATGAAGTTATATACTGTGATAATAAAGAAATAATCACTTATGAATGTAAAAATAAAACATTAAATAAAATTGGAACAGCTAAATCTCATGTTTTTGGAGAAGTTCCTTTAATTGAATATAAAAACAACCCAGAATATTTAGGCGATTTTGAAGAAGTAATATCGTTAATAGATGCTTATAATATTCTTCAGTCTGATAGGATAAATGACAAAGAACAATTAGTAGATGCTATTCTATGCTTGTATAACATGGACTTTACTCCAGAACAATCAGAAATGCTTAAAGAAACTAGAATGCTTTCTAGTATTCCTGAAGATGGTAAAGTTGAATACTTAATTAAACAATTAAATGAACAACAAGTTGATATACTAAGACAAAATATTGAAAGAGACATACATAAAATATCGATGACACCTAATATGAGTGATGAAAACTTTACAGGTAATTCCTCAGGAGTAGCATTAAAGTATAAATTACTTGCGTTTGAGCAAAATATAAAGAATAAGTCAAGATACATGGAAAAGGGCTTGAAAGAGAGATTTAAGCTATATAATAACTTCTTATCAACTAATTCAAAAATGGAAATAATACCTATAGAAGAAGTAGATGTTGTATTTACAAGAAATTTACCTACAAACGATTACGAAACAAGTCAAATGATAAATAATTTAACCGACTTAATAGATAGAGAAACATTAATAAGTCAATTATCATTCATCAAAGATGCTAGTGATATTATCGAAGCAAAAGATAAGGAAGACAAAGATAGAGAAGATAATAGTTTTAATATAAATGAAATACCTGATGTGAATGATCATAAAGAAAGTATTGAACCTAATATAGAGGAATAGTAAATGAAGTCTAATTTATATTGGGACAAGAGAAGAGTTGAAAGATATAGCGAAAGTGAAAAAAGAGCTACTGAATATATTTTAAAAATACATAAAATCTATGAGCAAGCTAATAGAAATATTCAAAGAGAAATAGAAAGTGTGTATCAAAACTATTCTAAAGATACGGGAATAGATGTTCAAAAATTAAAAGAATTATTAACGAAATCAGAAACAAAAAAGTGTTTTGAAGAATTAAAAAAACTAGGGTTAAATAAATATGTGAAAGATAATTATAAATCACGTATAAATAGATTAGAAAGGCTTCAACTAGAACTTTATAAGAAGATAAAAGATATTTCTTCAAAAGAGCAAAGAAAACACACTGAATTATATCAAGATACAATTAAAAACGGATATTATAAAGCAATTTATGATACTCAAATAGGAACTGGTTATAATTTTAACTTTTCTGAAATAGATAATAATATGATCAAGTCTTTAATGAGCGAGAGATGGCAAGGTTCTAATTACTCAGAAAGAATATGGAAAAACACTGATGTATTAGCAAGTCAAGTAAGTGATATTGTTGGAGGAGCTTTACTTTCAGGGCAAAGCATAGAAAAAACAGCAAGACAAATTAGAGAAAGATTTGGAGTTGCTAAATACTATGCCTCAAGACTTGCAAGAACTGAAATGAATTATTTCAATAATCAAGCTGATGCAATGGCTTACGAAGAAATGGGAATAGATAAGTATGTATATGTTGCAATTTTAGATAGTAGAACAAGTGAAATATGTCAAAGTTTAGATAATAAAGTGTTTAATTATAAAGATATGGAAATAGGAGTTAATTATCCACCTATGCATCCTAATTGCAGAAGTACTACTAGAGGTTATCTTGGAGAAGAGGCAGAAAAATTACTGAAAAGAAAAGCAAAAAATCCAATAACTGGTGAATATGAGATAATTGATAATGTAGGGTATAAAGATTGGTTGAAAGGTATTAATACATTGAAAAATACACCTAAAAGTAGTATAATAAATATACATATAGATGAAATGACACCTTGTCTTTATAAAAAAGAAACAAACGAATATATTGATACATTTTTTAAGAAAATGACTAATAAAGAAGACTTGAAAGAATTAACAAAAAATTGGAAATTTAATTGGAATAAAGAGGATAATGTGTATGGATTATATACAAAAGATAATAAAAATAGACTACAAGGTTTGATATCTTATAAAGTTCAAAAAGAAAATCAAGCGGTATATATAAAATTATTAGAAAATAATCCAGATAACATACAAAATAAAACATATACAGGTGTTGGTGGACATATGATAGCTCAAGCATGTAAAATTAGTTTCAATCATAAATATAATGGATTTGTATATTTAGATGCTAAAACAAATTTGATTAATCATTATAAAAAATATGGTGCAAAGCAATTTGCTAAATCACAAAGAATGATTTTTGATGAAAATGCGTCTAAAAAGTTAGTGGAGGAATATTATGGAAAAAAGAAAAGACATTAATTACTTCAATGGATTAGATGAAGTATATGTTGAACCAATGAAAGATGGAACACCAATGTATAATATAAAAAAAGCTTATGAATATTGTAAAAAGAACAATTTAGATATAGAGAAGATAAGTGAAAAGAAATTAGAACCATTTTTAACTGGTTATTATAAAAATAATAATAGAGAAGAAAAATCGAAAGACACAATAAAATGTACCCAATGTCAAGGACTAAATAAAAAAGAGAGAATTTAGGCAATTGACGCGAAGAGATGATCTCTGTATTGTACAGGAGTCATCTTTTTTAAATTCCATTGATATCTGTAATTATTATAATATTCAATGTCACATTCATAAACTTCTAAAAATTTCCTTTCACATATCATTTTTAACATCTTATCTAATTCAATGTTATTGTGTACCCCCGAATTACCAGTGTGATGTTCTAAGCACAATGGAACAATGCATCTATATTTCATTGAGTTTATTCTGTTATTACCATAAAATATTTCATGTAAAAATACTCCTCGTTTTTTACAAATATAACAATGTTCTAAATCATCAGTTAAAATTGATTTTCTATTTTTTTCTAATTTTCTAATTTTGTAACTTTTATTTTTCAT